GCAGAAATCATCACAGGATTACAATACGAAGTCAAAGCCACCAAGGCACTGTGCCGCAGTCGCAAGAGCAATTCTGAATTGGGAGCCAGTCAATTGGCATCCTGCAAGAGTCAAGGATTGAGACCCAGAGAGGGTGAAAAGAGTTTCAAAATAGGTCGCAAGAGAGTCAAAGTCAAAAACAGAATAATCAAGGGCAAACCCTACGGTGGGCCACTGCCTTTGTACAGCCGATGATAAGATTTCTCAATAAAATATTGGTCAGCACACCTGTCATGGGCACTGATGCCACTTTTGACAAATCAGTGATACTGATCTACGAAGAGAGTCTGCAGCACGTGGCTGGTGTAATCCTCAACAAACCCAACATTACCACTGTGCATGAAGTGTTTCGCATCAAAGGATTCAAGACCACAGATTTCCGCAAGGACAAATTGTTCATGGGTGGACCTGTCAATCATGATCATGTGATGCTGTTGCACTCAGAAGAATGGAAAAGCAAAAACACCATGCGTTTGGGCAACGGATTCAGCATCACTTCCGATCACATCATGATGGACAGATTTTATCTGGGTGATAGACCCAAAAATTGGAGAATGATCTGTGGTATCAGTCTATGGACTCCGGATCAGCTGGAGCAGGAAATCAAACGCAAGTATTGGATGATTTTGGACAATGCTTCCAAAGACCTCATATTGGAACCCAAATGGGCTCGACAGTGGCAGCAGGCTGTGGATCAGGTCAGTCAGCAAACCATAGATAAATTCTTCAACTAACCCCCACCATAAATACTTGTATGCTGCCAATTGACAAGTTCACACGTATCACGGATCAACTGAAAGAATCCGGCAATTATCGTGTGTTCAATGACATACTGAGAGAACGGGGCAGTTTTCCCAACTCCATATGGCATTCCAAGTACAACATAAAAAAAGTTATCAATTGGTGTTCCAATGATTATCTTGGCATGGGCCAGCACAAAGTGGTGTTGGATGCCATGCGTACGGCATTGGATCATGTGGGCGCAGGATCGGGTGGCACTAGAAACATTTCAGGCACCACACACTATCACATAGCATTGGAGACTGAGTTGGCTGCTTTGCATCGCAAACCAGCTGCTCTATTGTACACGTCTGCCTATGTCGCAAATGAATGGACGTTGATCGCTTTGAAAAAAATCATTCCGGATGTTGAATACGTAAGTGATGATAAAAATCACGCCAGTCTAATTCAAGGTATTAGACACAGTGGTGCTGTGAAGCATGTGTTCCGACATAATGATATAAAGGATCTGGAGAGCAAACTGATGGCTGTCAAAGGCACTCCCTGTATTGTTTTTGAGTCCGTGTATAGCATGGATGGGAGCGTAAGTTTGATTTCTGAAATTTGCGACCTCGCCGACAAATACCACGCCATCACTTATATAGATGAAGTGCATGCCGTGGGTTTGTACGGTGAGCAGGGTGGAGGCATGGTGCAACAGTTAGGGTTGGAAAACAGAGTGGACATCATCAATGGCACCTTGGGCAAAGCGTTTGGCTGTCATGGTGGATACATTGCTGCCGCTGCGGAATTGATTGATGCTGTGAGATCTGTGAGTTCAGGATTTATTTTTACCACTTCGCTGCCACCAGTGGTGTGTGCAGGTGCCACTGCCAGTATTAAATTTTTAAGAGATGAAACAGGACAAGTGATGAGAGAAAATCATCAACGCATAGTGGATCAGACCAAACATGCTCTCAATGAAGCCAAAATAGAAATCATGCAAAACTCCACACACATTGTGCCTGTGATGGTGAGAGATCCAAAAATTTGCAAAAGCATCAGCGATCATCTGTTGTATGAGCATGATTCCTACATTCAGCCCATCAATTATCCCACTGTGCCTGAAGGTACCGAAAGATTGAGAATAGCACCCACTCCCAATCACACACCTGACATGATCACTCAATTGATCAAAGGACTCACCACAGGGTTCACTAAATATTTCAAATGAAATTTATCTTAAAATATTTTGACGTCACATTGTTACAATGGCCTTGGTTTGTAAATTACAATTGTATGACAGAATTCAAAAACACCCCCAATAAAAGATGAATCCCAATCAATTCCGCGTCACTCCATTGTTTGCCACACCATTGCTGGAGGCCATGATTGATGTGCCTGCTGATGCCAAAGAATTTATAAAAAAAACTGAATACACAAGATTTCCAGTGGACAATGGTTTTGGCACTCCCAACAAATTTCTTTTGGATTCACCAGAATTAAATCAATTGAAGCAGAACATAATGCAGGCCTGCCAACACTACATCTATCAAATACTACAAGTAGAAAATACTGCTGACTTTCAGATGACCAACAGTTGGGCAGTGAAACACGTCAAAGGTGATGAATCAGGTGCTCATGGTCATGCTAATGCAATGTTGAGCGGAGTGCTGTACATACAGACTGATGATCTCAGTGGTGACATACTGTTCACCAAAGACAGAGCACATTACAATCTATTCACACCCACTGTGGAAGTGCCGTTCACTCAACACAATTCATTCAATGCACAAGGATGGGCTGTGCGACCACGAGACAATTTATTAATATTGTTTCCCAGCACTTTACAACATTCAGTATATCCCAGCCGCAGTGAACAAGAGCGATATGCTGTGGCATTTAATCTTTTTGCATTTGGCCGGTTTGGCTATGATCAAGTGACTCAACTGCATATCAAAAACGAATTGAACCCTAAATCACTTTGAGCAAGCCCATAAATAATTGGATGGATGACAGTCACATGTACGAACAACTCACCTTGGAAGAATTGTTTCAGGAAGAGATTGATAACCTTCAAATGGCCATAGATGAATTGGATGATGAAGGGTTGACTGTGGCCAATCAAACCAAGATATTGAAATATCGCATAGTGCAGGAATACTTCCGAGCTAGAATAGACAGCCTCACAGGAGGCAAGGACATGGTTCCACCGCACGCAGATGGCACTTTACACTGAAAGCGACTAAGGTAAAAAACTGGAGATTGCAGTCACCACGGCCAACGCAAAAAGTGCAACTCCGCAGATGCCTGCCAGCACTGCATACACTGGTTCATATTCCAGCCAGTGTGATTTGATCTTTTTTTTGTTGCTGTTGCTCAACCAACGATTTTCACAAATGTTATAAGGTAACATATTTTACTTTTATTATATGGGTCACGGCAGACAAAAGACACTGCTGATGTCTGCCACAACCGTTATGATTAGTTTTGTAAATTAAAAACTACTTCTTCTCAACACCATTAACAAATGCTTTGGTGAATTTCTCTACGTTGTTTTGAAATTCCTTTACATTGCTAAGGATGGCTTCAGGTTTGAAAGATTCTTGCACTTTGGCATTGAATTTCTTCATACCTTCCATCAACACTTGAGTATTCTCTGCATAAGATTGACCATTGGTCACGAACTCATTGAATTTTTGAGCAGTGGCAATGATGTCTTCAGCGGCAATGGTAGGGGCTTTGAATTCGGCCACCACTTGATCGCCTTCTTTTCTTAGGCTGTATTCATACTCTTGTTGTTTCATTGTGTAGTTGAACTCGGCGATATTTTTCGCAAGTCCTAATAGGTCGGCACGGATTTCGTAGCCGTTTCTTGTTGTGTTAGACATGTTGTTCTCCTTTTGTTTGTGTGTTTGTGTGTCTATTGCCATATCCACTTGATAAAGCATATCAGTAATATAGCAGTGTTATTTATCAAAGTCAACAGAAAAAATGTGCGGTTGCAGCATAAAATTCTACCAAAATCACTTTGTATATAAATAACAGCACATAATGAATAGAATATTTGTGGTATTATTGTTGGTGGGTATCAGTGGTTGTGCAGGCATGCTGCCCAGCTTCTGGGACGACAACCAATCCCGAGTGATCATAGATGTGCGTCAAACTGTGCGACACATCAACTGTGCGGAACCACACCTGCCACAGGTGCAAAAAATACAGCATCAGCTGGAATGGTTTCAATTGTACAGTGAAAGCAAAGGTTATTTGCAAAAAGACGTGCTGCTGTTGATCCAACCCATGCAGGACACTGTGGCAGACTTTGTCACTCGCAGCCGTGGCACACAAGGCACCAAGGCCTATTGTGAAACCAAAAAACAACTGCTGGACACTCAGAGCCGCATGGCAGCTCAGGCAGTGTTGGCTAGATTTTAAATATGGAACACATTGAAAAACTGAAAGAACTCACTGGTTGTGGACATGCTTGGGCTGAGCAACGTGCCCGCACTGCCTTACAATTGGTGGAGTATCGTGAAAAAGCAGAGATCTCCGAGTCAGAGTATCAAGAACTGATGCAGGATCTCATACGCACAGATCAGTTGGATGCAGAAGCCACAGAGATGGAAGTCAAAGCAGCCTTGGTGACCTGTGTGAGCATATTGGCTCGACTGACTTAAAACACCATATAATTCGCGGTGTATTACCGCTTGACACACCCCATCTAGCGTGTTACAATTAAACATATACTGTTTTTGATAGGTTTTGACGGTAAATACCTTGAAAGCTCTTTATGAAAAAACAGACTAGATCCATTCTGCAGGAATTGAACCACATGTACAGGTCCAAAGACCTGGATCACATAGTGGAAGCCAAAGGCAGCAACATCATTGAGAGCGCTATCAATTTTTTCCAAATGATCAATGAAAAATACGATCCCGAAACTGCTCAAGAGTTGGAACGCAGATTCATCAACTCCATCAAAAATGGCGACAGCAAGAAATTCAAAATGGGAGTGAAGAAGATCCAAGAAGGTGAGAGTGACTAATGATGCTCAAAGAAGGTGGCAACATTTTCAAAGGCTCTCAAGGTGAGTTGCTCACAGGCAGAATCAATCAAGCAGATGTGTCTCCCACAGTGAAATGGTTGGAAGGCATCACAGGACTGCCATTGCAGGATGGCATGTTGGGCACCACAGGCAAGGCTCCCACCAGCGGTGACCTGGATCTCAGTGTGGATGAAAACAAAATCAGCAAAGACGAATTGGTGGCAAAGTTGTCTCAGTGGGCACAATCAAAAAAACAAGATCCCAAACAGTGGGTGCGCAAGAGTGGCATCTCTGTGCATTTCAAAACTCCCATTGCAGGTGATGAGAAAAAAGGTTTTGTGCAGACAGATTTTATGTTTGGAGAACCCACATGGCAAAAGTTCAGTCTACAGGGTGGCTTGACCGGCAGCGAATACAAAGGCATGGATCGTCACATACTGCTGGCCAGCATTGCCAAAGCATTGGGATATCGTTGGAGTCACAACTATGGATTGCTGAATCGTGAGAGCAATCAACCAGTGAGCAAGGATCCAGACAGAATTGCTCAACTGTTGTTGGGAGTGGATCACACAGCCAAAGATTTAACCAGTGTGGAAAGCATACATAAAATTATCAAGAACAGATCTGACTATGAAAAATTGGTGGCGGATGCTGTGGAGTCATTTGGTCGAGCTGGCAAGAAGTTGCCAGAGCACACAGTGGAAGGCAGCAATGTGTGGTTTAGAAACATGATGAATGTGGTGGGCAGATGAAATTAGTGGAATTCAAAACAGTCACAGGACGTTGCGACATATTGCTGGAAGATGCCAGGATACATCACTTGGAAGATTTTGTGCTGTGGGACGGCAGTCAAGGAGCTCGTGAAGCAGTCACAGCACTCAGCAACATCAATAAAAATTTAAAAAGTGTCACTATCAAATGGGATGGTGCTGTGGGAGTGATCTTTGGACGTGATCCCAATGGCGAATTCATATTCACAGACAAAGCAGGATTTGTGGCCAAAGGCTATGATGGCAGAGTGACCAACGCAGATGACTTGGGTGCCATGATACAAAATCGTGCCAAAGATGTGAGCAAGGCAGAGGATTATAAAATTTTTGCTGACAAGATGAAATCAGTGTTTCCTGTGGTGCAGGCAGCCACTCCGGAAGATTTGGAGGGTTACTACAAAGCGGACATTTTGTATTTTAGTCAGCCTCAATTGCAAAACAATGTGTACAAATTCAAACCCAATGTGGTCACATACAGTGTGAAGGCAGACAGTGTGTTGGGCAAAAAGATTGCTCGCAGTGAAGTGGGCATTGTGATTCACAGCAAGATCAATGAGCAAGGAGTTGCACAAAGCATGCCAGAAGATTTGGGATTCCGAGGCAGCAAACTATTGGTGGTGCCACCTGTGACTGTGAGTGAACCTGTCACGGTGGATGACGCAGCATTGGATCAAGTGAAAGCTCTGCTGAGTCAGCACAGCCAAGACATTGATTCTGTGTTGGATCGCAACAAACTGAGTGTGATGAAAGTGTCAGACTTTGCACAAATTTTATACACCTATGTGAACAACAAAGTGTTGAAAGGTGAAAGTGATTTGGGCCGAGACTTTGTGAAATGGCTCACCATGACCAGTGCAGTGAGTCGCAACAAGCAGGGCAAGATAGTGGATTATGTCAAACAAGAGGTCAAAGGATTCAATGCCTTGTGGAAGGTGTTTGTGGGCATACAAATGGCCAAAGACGCAGTGATCCGTCAACTGGACAGTCAACAATCAGATGTCACTGCCAGCATGAACGATCAACCAGGTGGTGAAGGCTATGTGGTGCAAACTGCCAAAGGTCCCATCAAGCTGGTCAACCGTGCAGGCTTCAGCAAACAGAATTTTCAACTAAATAGATAGTATGGTAAAAGCAACAGATTTCATGCCCATTAAAAAGATCAGCATCATGGATCCAGCAGATGATCCCAATGCAGGGCTGGACAAA